GACTTTGAGGAACGTATCTTCAAGTCTTCCTTGGAAGAAAAGAAGTACGCAAAGTTAAAGCAAGCTCTCGCCATTAAAAAGGCTAGGGATCTTAAACTTGCTGAGCTTAAAACGGCGAAGAGCCTTTCTGACACTGACCTTGCAATTTTATTGTATTTGGTTGGGTTTGAAGGAAAGAAGCTTCAAGCTGCTTGGGCTGTAGCAAAGAAGGAATCTGGTGGACGCCCATTAGCGTACAACGGAAATACTAAAACTGGAGATAATTCATACGGGATCTTCCAAATCAACATGATTGGAAATCTAGGTCCTGAGCGTCGTGCTAAGTATGCCTTGTCAAACAATAAGGAGTTGTTTAATCCAGTAACCAATGCTTCTATTGCGTTTAAGATGACTAGCGGGGGAGACAACTGGTCTTCATGGAAGGGTATGACCCCTAGGACCAAACAGTGGATGGCTAAGTTCCCCACTGTAAATATCAAACAATATACAGTGCCTGATTTGTCGGCACTAAAAGTTTGACTTGAACAAATCACAGTGGTAGAGTAGTTCTATGGAAAATATAGATAATACTGGGGATATAGACATTCGTGTAGTACGTGAATGGCTTAAGAACAGAGAATCAGTTTTCCATGGAACTTGCTCTAGCAATTATATAGCTGGATTTGACGAAGCAGTTTATCTAACTTGCTTTGAATGCTCTGAAAAAATATACATTGGTCTAGATACATACCTAGTCATGAAGAGAGAAATAAATGTCTGAAGAAAACGACAACATTCTATTAGGAATCTATATACAACTTTCTCGTGTCTATGATATGCTTATAATATTAGCGGATGGTCTTGGAAAGGGTGAAGAAGCCCTAGAGATTAGAAACCTGCATGAGCAGGGGAAGATCTTAACACCACCGCCGTCATTAGTGGAGGATGAGGATGCCTAAGTATTTTGTAACTATTAACCTAGAAGTTGATATTCACAAGAGCGATAGTATTCATCACATAGTTGATTCATTCGACTTCGTAGGTCAAGCAGAGAATACAGAAATTCTTGATATTGACTTCGAACTTGCAGAAGAATCATATATGGACGATGAAGACGACTCCGTTGACGAAGATTTTTAATACCATATAAATCCGATAAAAGAAAAGCCCTCTAGTTTTTACTAGAGGGCCTTCTTATTTTTTGTACTTAAGACTTCATAGCCTTAAAAGTAATAGCATCTACGATACCTGTTTCGGCAAGACCCTTAGACTTCTGGAAAGCTCTTACAGCCTTCTCTGTCCCTGGCCCAAAATCGCCATCAGCTTTTAGTTTAAGGAGTGTTTGGACGGTCTTTACTCCTGAACCCTTAGAGCCCTTCTTCAGCGGTGTAAACGCTGCTGCAGGCTTTGCTACAGCTGGTTTTGCTACAGGCTTAGCAGCTGGCTTTGCAGGTGCTGCGGGAGCATCTGAAGAACCAACCTTAGATAGTAGTGGAACGTTTTCCTCTCCAGCATAAACTGGACGTCCCCAACCAACTACTGCATTCATAAGCTTTAGCTTATTATCCTTAACGTATGCACGAGTTTTTTCTACGCACATTCCGCCATTGCGCTGATCTCCCTTAGCAGTTCCTGAAGTATTTCCTTCAATAACTTGGATAGTTCCATTGCCGTTGTTCTTTACGCAAAGTCCAACGTGAGAAATTCTGTTGACGCCATCATCTGGGAAATCGAAATAGATCCAGTCTCCAGGAGTTGGATCATCATTGCGAGCATCTGCCCAGCGATTATTCTTTTTGAAGAAATCTGCTGCTGCAACTGTCGATGCTGACTTTGGATATTTCTTTGGATCTAGCCCAGAAGTGAATGCACACCAAGAAACAAATGACTGGCACCATGGGAGAAAGTTTGCACCTGTCCACTTACCGTATTTTGTCTCGTTGTCTTTAGGACCTTCAATAGTCCCAACTTCTTTTTTAGCAATCTCAATGATTGCTTCTAGAGAACCCTTTGCTGCCAATTACTTCGCCACCTTCTTAGCAGCGGTCTTCTTTGCTGCTGTCTTAGTTGAAGCTGAAGCCTTTACAGCTGTATCCAACTTCTTTGTAGCTTCCTTAGCTGCTGCTGCGGCAATTCGTCCGAATGCAGGATCCTTCTTATTCACCCAGCGTAGTGCAACTGGGACGAGTGATGCCCAGAGAGAGTTAGCAACTAGTAGCCACTCTCCATTACCAAAGTCAAGCGGGCTTGAAATATTAGAGGTCGCCATTACGATGCTGATAGCACCCATTACCTGACCAATTAGATTTCTAGCATATGACTCTAGCATTGCTTTATTTTGTGTTGACATATATATCTCCTTTTAAATGTGCTGTATCAGCACTTTTCATATCCATTGTATCACCAAGGAATGAAGAATGAGCCGTTTACAATGGACAATGCTCAGGTCCCTTATGCCCTAGCCAGCTATCCCGAAGGAAAGTAATGCGAAGGTGCACAATATAATTATAGCCTACTTAATTTTGATTTGTCTAGGCTTTTTCTCTTCTGGAATTTCACGCTTTAGGACGATATACAAAATACCGTCGCTGTAGTCAGCGGAATCTACTTCCCAGTATTCCCAAAGAGTAACTGTTTTAGTAAACTTCCGAGCAGCGATACCCTTATGAATATACTTAGGCTCCTCTTCAGTTTTAGCTTTCTCTCCTGAGATAGTTAGGACACGATTTTCCATTTCAACCTTTACTTCATTCTTGGTGAATCCAGCGAGGGCGAGTTCAAGGACTCTTGTATCCTCGTCGATCTCACGAATGTTGTATGGTGGATAAGTATCCTGGGGGGTCCAAGTGGAAGATGTTACTGTATTCCACATGTTGTCAATCAATTTAAACGGATCATATACTGAAACCGTATAGTTATTACCTGTCATTTATTTGCTCCTTTTAAGCGAGTTAGATTAGCGGCACCCGAAGCATGCCACTTATAAATATTATATCAAATTTTCTATATATACACTATACGCCGCAGTGAAGTGCGCCGAAAATGAGAGGTATAATCAATTGCCCTGTATAATGAGTATATGGCAATGTACACATATTTTACTAAAATCGATAAGGTCGTAGATGGAGATACAGTCGATGTTTTTATCGACCTAGGATTTTCAGTATGGCATAAAGAAAGAATTCGTCTAGTCGGTATTGATACCGCAGAAAAGAATACTGCCTTTGGAAAGGCTACTAAAAAGCTTCTCATCGATACTCTTGAGGGAAAGCTCGTAAAGCTAGAAGTCTCTAAGCCAGATAAGTATGGCCGCTATTTGGGCATTATCTATCTAGCATCTGATGTATCAATTAATGATCAGATGATTGCTAAGGGCCTTGCTAAGGCTTATGGCGGGGATTCTAAAGTAGGTCTTTGGACTGCTGAAGAATTAGCAGTCGATCATACTTCTGTTACTTTATCATAGTCATCGATAGCTGCCAAAATCTCTTTGGCTATTCCGTCGAAGTCGATAGTTCCGTTATTAAAATACTTTCCTGATTGAATACACTTTTGAAGTGTATTTGCGATATGCTTTTCCATACTGCCTCCTTATATTACTAGGTAGTACAATCAATTATAAATTAAATAAGGATATATGGCAAATGACAATAAATGAAATGTTTGATCGAGTAGTGGTCATAAATCTAGATCGCCGTCCTGATAGGCTCAATAAAATTACTAAGCAGCTAAATGGCCTAGGAATCGCTTTTGAGAGGTTTTCGGCAGTAGACGACGGGGAACCCGTAGAATCCTGTAAAAAGAGCCACCAAGCCGTTTTAAGCAAGGCTAGAGCAGATGGACTAGGATCAATTTTGATACTTGAAGATGATGCCCTATTTGGCGAGGACTTTTTGAGTGAATTCGAGAAAATGAGACGGGAACTTCCAAATAGCTGGGATATGCTTTATCTAGGAGGAACCATAATGAATAGAGATCCATATTCGAATATGCTCATACGCAGCAAGAGAACATTATCCCTTCATGCATATGCAGTTAATAGCAAGGCGTTCGATATATTACTTAGACCAAGTAGAGGTCATATTGATTGGAGTTACACTTACCTGCATGAGCAAATAGAAGCTTATGTTTGCTCTCCCGCCCTTGTTAAGGCATATCCTAGTTATTCAGATATTAGGCTTAAAGAAGTGAACGATTTACATATATTTGGTTAGTATATGTAT